GGTCCTCTCTACCTGATTCGAACAGGTGACCCTTGGAACTACAGTCCACTGCTCTACCAACTGAGCTAAGAGAGGGTAAGGGTCCATCACATATGCTTGTTCTGGGAGCCTCTTAAGGTGAACAGTCTTATAAGTCTCCCACATATGATCCAGTTTGTGAATACAACGCGACAGAGAGGGCTCCCCGGGGTGAGACACCCCGTCGGCTCCATCTACGTCTATCCACGTGGTTAGGGTTTCAGGTTAGGTTTGTGCAATGCCAATGCCCCCATTACAATTGAGTTTGCCCTTATACTGGGACACCAGCCCTTCCCTCCACCCAAACGAGCTCCCACCAAGATTCGAACTTGGGGTGGTGGATTCAAAGTCCACAGTGTTGACCAACTACACCATAGGAGCCGGAGCCTCGGCTACTATATCAGTAATTTGATTCTTTTCTTTAACCTCGTATATATGTTTAAAATAGTACATGAGAAATATGAAAAGACTGGCGGCAACATTTGTAATGGTCATAGGTACGACATTGTAATGGAATGAATATACTAGGGACAGAACACTAGCAGCCAGGTTCAGATGTAAAAAGTTGTAATTTATAGCTTTTGCATCTTTATGTTTGTACACATGCTTAATTTCAGGTATGAACATAACAACGATGAAAGCGGATCCCATCAGACCACATACATCTACGGCGTTCATTCTTACTCATAAGTGTTTTCTATTGTTTAAGCTTATACAATGTTGACAGTAGCAGATGATTCATAAGCGTGTTTAAAATAGTACATTAACAACGCAAATATTCCCATAGCTGATTGATTAATTATCATGGGAGTGACGTTATAAGTTATTCCATACACCAAAGCCAGTACACTTGAAATAACATTTAAGTGTAAGAAGGAATAGTTAATAGCTTTAGCATCTTTGTGTTTATAGACATGATAAATCTCTGGTATAAACATAACGACTATAATTACAGAACTCACAATCCCACATAAATCTACGATGTTCATCTTACTCATAAGTATTTTCTCATGTTTAAGTAAGATGTCATCAATTTTAATTGTGATACTGATTATAGCATTTTTGCTTTTCTACAGAAAACGTAGAGTTGAAACTTATGACTATAAATGTTTCCTTTTAACATTAAAATCCGAAGAAAAACGGAAAAATCATTTCATGAAGTATCATAATCAGGAAATACCAATTGAAATCATATATGGTTCGGACACACGAATTGTCAAGAATGCTAAAAAATATGAAAATAAGATTGATGGTGAGTACTACGAAAAAGCTTTGGAAATGCACTATGACAAATCTGTAACACGTCCAGACATCACTTACTTTAACTTAGGAGCAATTGGATGCTTCATGGGACACATGGATTTCTACAAGAGATGTTTTGATCAGGGATTGAAATATGCAGTCATCTTTGAAGATAATGTGGTTATTAAGTCTCATGAAATTTACAAAGAAATACAAAATATAATAGATGATAGAGGAGATAATTTTGAAATGTGCTTCTTTCACTGCTTATCACGTCTTCCCGACAAACAAGATGGAAAGTTAGAAAAGGTTAAATGGATTTCGAGTACCAAATGTTACCTCATTAATGTTGAAAACATGAAAAAATATGTAAAGTATTTCATTCCTATGGATAACCATATAGACATGAAGCATGAGGATTTAATATCACAAGGTGCCAGAATATATTATAAAGACCTTAGACACTACATGATGATTGATAGAAGTCATAATAGTACAATTGGACATTGTTCTCATGGACGTCCAGACTTTATATCCAGAACCAATCCTTCCGCTACAACCAAAGATATTAAGTATGGGTACTGATGTACACAGGTCTTTCAGTTTTTATTATAGAGAGTCCCAAATTAAGAACAGTTTTAGCTAACCGCGACTTTACATAGACAGTGGTGTAATCAATATATTTATTCGAGTTAAGACGATGACTGTCAAGAACCTTCTTCATAGAGAGAACCTTTCCAAGTGATATATTTCTACATTCTGTAACATCCATAACAAATCTAATAGGTTTGTTGTATGACCAAGCATGTGTAAACATACAATCCAAATCATGTGGTGTTGTAGTGTCCCTTATCTTAATCGCATATTCCATACACATTTTTATAAATACAAACAATATATTTATAAAAGTGTGATCCAAACGGGGCTTGAACCCGTGACCTTGGCGTGCCTCGTGTGAGTTTTACCTCACTATGTATACCTTACTATAAGCACCACGCTCTAACCAACTGAGCTATTGGATCAAAACTCGTAAACCGTAACAGTAAAACGCCCCTTTTGTTCTATTCTCGGTTCTAAGAAGAGTTCTCGTAACTTGTTCTTTCCTCGGTCTGTACCTTTAAGTAATTTCATCTGTTTATCAATAAGGGCTTCTGATCTAAAATATTGTTTTTCCACTGTATAATTTTCAACGCCATCTTCTGTTATCACAATGACATTGTTTGGTGGTGTTATTTGAGCCCCTATAAACTTAGGATCTTTGTACATGGCTCTAAACATTATACTATGTTGAGAAAATCCTCAAAATAGACAGAATTTGACGCACCTTTTATAAAATTACGCTCCTCTTGAGCATGTTTAAATGCTTGAATTGCCATTTCGTGGGAAATAATTACATCATAAACACATGGTTCAACGTCACGAATTGAAAATCCCGGTGATATGATCTTTACATCTGCCTCAACTTCTTCCAAATAGCTGAGTATATCTGTATAATCACAATTCTCCGATACAACTACAGTTGCGTAACCATTTATTTCATAGTTATTCCTAATCTGATGCATTTTAATTTTATTGGTTGTATCGGGTGTAACTATATCTGTAACTTTAGAATAACGCGCATATGTAGCTTGTGTAGCCAGACCAGTTACACAGCGACCCGGAGCTTCAATAAACACAATTGAATTAGTTGTAGTGGCTTCAGTGTATGCATAGTCAATATATTTTGCAAATTCCTGGACAGCTGTTTGAAATCCGATAGATTCAATACCTGGGATGTCATTGAAAATTGTTTTAGCAATACCAATAATATTTGTTTCAATTCGGTCATCCATAGCAAGCTCTTTTGCACTTTTCATAGACTCATTTCCGCATATACAGTAAAGTCTGTCAAGATCATTAATATTATCAATTGCTTTTTCTATATCAACTTTGTCGCATGAGACTCTTAAAACAGATCCCGCACCTTCATCAATCTTGTCACGAGAGGACAAGTCTAATCGTAAGTTGTTATTAACACCACGAAAACCCTCGTATATACCGAACATACGGTTGTTTTGAGCATTTTCAAGGCGAGTAAGTGTATGGATAATATTATTGACACCTGGACACACACCACCAGCTGTGAGGATACCAACGTTCATTTTATCTAATAATGTATGATATTTTTAAGTGAGATTACACACTCTCCATTCTATGAAGATCGTCATCTCTACTACTTCTTTTTGTTTTTACACCCGAAAGGGCACCCAACCATCTCCTAACAGCACGTGTAGATCCGGTAACAGACGCTGCATCATCACTCACAACAATCGAGAGTCCGTTACATACATCTGGCTTGTTGACTTTATCAGGGAATTGAACCAGAAAGGCTTGTATAGAACACGCTGGAATATCCGGAGATTCATCTAAAAGCCGATCATACTCTTTTTTGCATTTCATTATAAATTCAACTACATCACCCCTGTGTTTTACATCAAGAGATAACTCCATATCTATGGTCCTATAAAACTTAGACCACTGTACACACATTGCTGAATGCGCTTCCGATAAAGATAGACTTTGACTAAACTTAGAAATACTGGTTAGTATACCCCCTAGTACATTCATGAAAGCAAAGAAATACTGTACTACCATAATCTTATTTTTAGTATCTTGAGATACATCAGAATTACCACTTGGATTTAATACAGCAAAACCACCAACACCAGTAATTGATGCAATTATAATTGATGGATATGCTAACCAGTCATTCTGTGATTTATATAAAAGTCGTGAGTGATTATGAAGCCATCTGTAACCCGCACTTTTTTCCCCCCACTTCGTTAAAAGGTGTACTTGTTTATCACACCATGCACAACTATCATCTTCAGTCATGTATAACTTGAGATATGTTAATATTTAAATATCATCCGTAAAAGATGAGAGTCCAGATTTAAACTTTGTATACGCTTCCGTAAACAGATTATCTGGTAGAGTATTAGATGTACATTTAATTGAAACATCCTGAAGACTCGAGTCCCTGATTCTATCTCTATAGTTAGTTTCATCGTCCCATACATTGATAACAGTGGAGGTCTCGTAGTTAATCACTATAACATTACTAATTTCCGTGTCAGCACGGGGGTCGTCCTCCAACGCCACTAAACCATTTCCTATTCTTGGATCTATAATAATCTTTTCCACTGAGACTGAATTAGTGTTTACAGAAGCGTAATGAGTTACGTCATTTGGAAGATGTATGATCACACCCATTTAATAATTATTAAGATATTTTTTTCGCTGAATCTCTGGCAAGTTTATCTGCCTCTTCGTTGAGAATATTTCCATTATGAGCCTTCACCCATTTCCACTGGACATCTTTCAGTTGATTACGAAGTGTATCAATTTCAATCCAAAGATCCTTATTTTTTACATCACTCCCTGATGAAGTTCTCCAACCATTCTTTTTCCATTTGTGGATCCACTGGGTAATCCCCTGCTTCACATAGTTACTATCTGTATAAATACAGACCTCTTGAATATCTCTCTTCACACACTCCTCAAGAGCTCTCAAAATCCCGGTCATCTCCATCCGATTGTTTGTTGTATTAGGCTGTCCACCGCATAACTTATAAATATCACTGACCACACCCCAACCACCAGGTCCAGGATTTCCCAAACTGCTCCCGTCAGTGAAAACATCGTGGTACATACCTTGAGATTGAATTATTTTTCTAAGTCTATTGTAAAATGAAAGCTATTGTACCCATTTTAATGTTGTTATGTCTTTTATGTCTTTGTGTATCTTCTGTAAGAGCAGCTGGTAGCATTCCCACAACACCCATTGCTTCTATGACCAGTAGTTTTACTCTAATGACCACGTTGTTGGGTATGATGGGGGGTAGTATGTTTTGATGGATACTCCAAAGCCTTCTTCGGTGTTTTACATATAGTATCACCACAATGATCCCTATTCTGATACACGGAGTTAATAGATGTAGCTAACTCGTTACATGATTTTAGAGACCATCTCCCCAATTTTGGTTTTTCAGTCTTCAATAAACTTTCCAAGAGTTTCTTGAAGATCATAATAAATAATAACAGATTATTTTTAAGTGTTACTATCAGATGATAAGTGTCCAGGCTGTTCATACACCTATGATCAGACCTCGTAAGAAGAAACTTAAACTTACACGTAGTGTCATCAACGATTTAAAAGAAATAAGTAAGCTATCTTATTTAAATCGATGGGAGTATGCAGGTAAGGTAGAACGTGACAATTTTACATTCAGTAAACCGGAATATGTAACATCCAAATGTCGTAATTGTGTAAAATCCAAAGAGATTGAACAAATATGGTACTCAGAGATAGGATTCCATACACACCCAGGATTAGGAAAGACGAATGACATTGTAACCGAAAATACACCAATCTATACAACTCTCCCAAGTTCTCAAGATTTTGAAGCCTATATAAAGGGGTTTCCTGAGATGCAATGTAATATCCTTTGTGATGCACATGGTTACTATATTATTGATATTATCAATTCAGACGACTATAATACACTTCCATTACCATCCGCTGTTGATAACTACATGTCACGAGTGCGCTCTAAACCTTTTATGCGTATATGTGTATTTTCTGATGAAGGACTTGAATACTTCAACACAACGCTAAAAAATTGGAAACAACAGATTAATTCGGAAATACATACAGATTTAATGCATCAATTTGGTATTTCTATGAGATACTACGGATACAGTGATGAACCACCAGTCATAACTATTCGCGTGGTTTAGTAGACCTGAAAACTTATTAACTTAAAGATCTTTTGAGAATATAAACTATATGATACTCGATCATAGAAACAATGTATTTTCTCAAAATGGTGAAGATGGTGTCATTGAGTATATTTTAGATAAGTTAAACATCACATCTGGTACATGTTGTGAGTTTGGTGCTTGGGATGGAAAACATCTATCCAATACATTTAACCTTATAAAAAATAAAGAATGGAAAGGTCTTTACATCGAAAGTGATGAAAATAAGTATAAAGATCTACTTGAAACATGTAAAGAATACCCAAATATAACACCGTTTCAAAGTTTCGTCACCGGTGAAAATCTTGACGATCTCATTTTAAATAATGACTTTCCAGAAGATTTAGACCTTCTCTCTATAGACGTTGACAGTATTGATTATGAAATATGGAAAGGGTTAAGTAAGGTGAGACCAAAAGTGGTAATCATAGAACCCTGCAACTCCACGCCACTTTGGGAAAAGGATGTATCATACGATGGTCATGGTGCGAGTCCATTCCTGATTAAACAACTTGCCAAAGAAAAGGGATACACATTTTTGTGTACAACGGGAAATCTATTTTTTGTAAGAGATGACATTAACACGTTGGAACCGAACGATGAGATTGAATTCCCATGGTGGTTACCCAATGATATTAAACGACTGGTGGGTCATATAAGTAATATAATACCCGATGCAGACCTAGATGATTTCGGAAAAGACATCATTAAATACACTAGAGGTGCGAAACTGGGATATATGACAAATGAATAATATAATTTTCACGTGGGTTTAATAGTATCTTTATCAGACCTGAAAAACCTATTAAATGGACAGTTTTCGCACCGCTTATGTCGAATTGCACAATTAAGTGCATCCGGGTTTTTCATACACGTCTTCTTTGCATTTTCTTTAGCTTTCCAATATTTAGCCTTGGTTCTTTGAGCATATGTGCGCCTTCCAACAAAGCAATAGGGTTGAAGGATCATATTATGATGACGTATTTCGTTTTTAAATAACATTTTTCATGTTATTTAAAAATGAAGATCTAATTAATTATTTTTAATAGCAAATACAAAATTGATTTGTATGCTTAGTTAGAGAAGGCAAGACCACCCATACCAGACTGGATGCGGAGGACGTTGTAGTTAACCGCGAACATGTGCATGGTGGTGGAGGCGATACCGGAGGGGATGGTGACAGCAACCTGCGCGTTATCAATGCGCGAGAAGTTGCAAGTGCCGGTAGGCTGGTGCTCTTCGGGCTTGAGCGCGAAAGAGTACGAGTACACACCGGGGTAGGGGCAACCGGAGTGATGGTTGTAGGACTGCACCTGGTTGAAGTACTTACCCTTCTGAGCCTTGAACCTGTCCTGACCGTTGAGGACAAGCTTGAAGTCGGTGAGGGGACCGGACCACTCCTCGGTGAACTTGTCGGTGGAACCACCCTCACCGCAGGCAAGGAGGGGAACGCCGGTACCCTGGGTGATGGGCACGTAGCAGTTACCGGAAGCCTCAGTCTGGGCATCAGACTCAAGGACAATGTCGGAAGCACCGGGGTACTTGGAGAAGTTCCAAAGAGAGGTGGCAGCGTTCGCGGTCGCGGGGTCGTTGAAACACCACACGAGCTCCTTGACTGGGTGGTTGAAAGAGAGGCGCTTGTTGGAAGTTGTACCCGCGGTGACAGTGTCCGAACCAGTGTGCTGAACCTGCTCGATGAGGTACTCGTGACCCTTCTGGGCAAATCGCCTACGCTCCTCAGTGTCGAGGTACACGTAATTAGCCCACACCTTGAAGGTGGCAGCGCAATAGGTGCCGAAATCGGTAGTTAAATCGAAATCGATGCGCACCTCGTGGTACTGCAGAGCAATTAGTGGGAGGAAAAGTCCAGGATTGCGGTTAAAGAAAAAGACTAGGGGCAAATAGACAGTCTTGCCAGTGGTGGCAGTGGTCATCTTACCCCAGTTAGCCTTCTTGGACTCATCGAGGTAGAGCTCGGAGTAAAGCCTCCACCAACGCTGGTAGGTTTTGTCAATTCTTTGACCACCGATTGATAGTTCGGCGCTGGCGATCGCACGCTCAGCCACCCAGCAAGCATCATCACCCTCGGAGGTGCGGGAGTTCGCCGCGGCGGACTCAAGCTCGACGTACATGTCGCCGACAAGATCACCGTTACGGGCGACGGTGACGGAGACGCGACCAGACGCAGCGGGGGTACCGTTGACAGTCTGCTCGATGTTCTCCATCGCGAAGTTAGTGTGGCGCTTGTAAACCGCCTGGAAGAAAGTTACCTTAGGGTTGCCAGTCAGATAGACATCCTGGGCACCATAAGCCACGAGTTGCATAAGACCACCGGCCATTTTGAGAGTTGTTGTACTATACACAGAGAAAAAAATTTGGGGTTAACGCGGCATTTTTCATTTTGATTTTTCTCAGTGTAGGTTAAATGTCGTCTCGTCCTGAACAGGAAGAACCCATAGAAGAAACCGAAGAGGGTGAAATTATGACAGAGGAGGAGGAGGAGTTTGAGGATGAAGATGAAGAAATCCTCCTAAGCGATGATGAGTATGAAATTAACGACGATGACGATGAGGACAACATGGACATCGCAGGTCTCATGACTTCTCTCCTTGCTACCCCTGATGGAGATACTGTGTGCTCCGCCCTCGTCAATCTTTGTTTCCAACTTGAGACTCAAAATAAAATTCTAATTAAAATGCTTTCTCGAATGCACCCCCCAAAATCAGCTTAGAAAGAAAAATCGTAGTCTATTAAATTAGAGAATGGAGCATACCCATTTCATTGACAAGAATCCAAATAAGTATGAAGCGCTGGTTGAGCTTCAGAAAGAACACATTCAGTCAATGAAAGAAGAACAGGTCTATACTACTTTGGATAAGTTTGAAAATGCATGGTATCTGAAGACTAACGACTTTAGAAATGCCCGTGAATTGGGTTATCGTCAATTTGTTCATTCTGACAACTTTGACGAATATGGAAATCCGAACCCAAGCCAAATTGATGTCCAAGCCATTAAGGGTATCCGGGATAAGCAGCGAACCTATCTAATCAATCTAAAAAATCATGCCAGGGATTTGAAGATTCACAAAAAGGAACCTAAAGACGATGGTATGACTATTGTGAGAAGGATAAACAACGTATTGAAGCAGCTAAGTGATGGGTATGAGAATATCCGTCGTCACTACACATCATTTGAACGTGTAGATAACCCGACTGCCCTACCACAGTTTAGTACTTCGGGTGATCCCTCTACGATGGATGAAGAAGAAGTTGAAAGTTCAACTCCGTATCAGAAATGCCTTTTGTATTCTCTTGATCAAACGTACAAATCTGGGTACAGACGATACAAGGGACAGTGTTGTGAAGAGATTCGCACAATTGAGGGTCATAGAACTCGTGCATGGAAACCCAAATTTACCATTGAAAACTTTGTTTACTCCCTTTCCCAAAAGGATGATGACTTCACCATGTGGAAGAACTTTACGAGTCGTGGTAATGTCTATAGAGATGTTGTTGATAATATGAACAAATGCATTGATGCTCAATTCCCTGAGATTACTAAGCGTAGGCATGTTTGGAGTTTCAAGAATGGTGTATTTGTTGGTAAGGAGTGGCTTCCCGACCACGGCGTGTATGATTGTAGGTTCTATCCATACGAAAGTGCTGAGTTTAGATGCTTAGATCCTACTATTATTGCATGTAAGTATTTCGATCAACAATTTGATGACTTTCCACACATTGAGAAGTGGCAAGATATTCCCACACCATTTTTTGATTCAGTTCTGAAGTATCAAAAGTTTGACACAGATGTATGTGACTGGGCATATGTCATGGGTGGACGTCTTTGCTTTGACGTGGGTGAGTTGGATGCGTGGCAAGTTATTCCCTTTTTCAAGGGTATTGCGAGGTCTGGTAAGAGTACGTTAATTACGAAGGTATTCAAGAAGTTCTACGAGAATGAGGATGTTGGAACACTCTCAAACAATATTGAGAAGAAGTTCGGTCTCTCCGCCATCAAAGACACTTTCATGTTCATCGCACCAGAGGTGAAGGGTGATCTCGCCCTTGAACAGGCTGAGTTCCAGTCTATGGTCTCAGGAGAAGATGTCTCCGTTGCTGTCAAGAATAAGACTGCTGTTTCTATCGAGTGGAACGTTCCAGGGGTTTTGGGTGGTAACGAGGTTCCAAACTGGAAGGATAACTCAGGCTCTGTGCTTCGTCGTATCCTCGCGTGGAACTTTGCAAAGCAGGTGAAGGAAGCAGATCCCCAACTTGATGAGAAGCTGAACAATGAACTTCCTATTATTCTTCTCAAATGTGTGAGAGCTTATATTGACTACTCCAATAGGTACAGGAATAAGGATATCTGGAATGTTGTACCGGAGTACTTCAAGAAGATTCAAAAGCAAGTCGCGATGGTGGCGAGCTCCCTCCACAACTTCTTGGAGAGCACTCTAATCAAGTACGACAAGGATCTCTTTGTCCCACAGAAGCTCTTTGTACAGGTGTTCAACCAACATTGTCAGGCAAACAATTTGGGAAGACACAAGTTTACACAGGATTTCTATGCTGGTCCTTTCAGCTCCAGAGAGATTGAGGTCAGGGAGGAAGTTGTGACATATAATGGTCGTACATACCCAAGGCAGCCAGTAGTCTACGGTCTTGATGTAGTTGACGAAAGCCTCGGTTTCACAGACGACTACTAAAAAAAATACTACTAATTAGTAATAATGAGCCAACAGCTCAAAGAATTTGTGAAACAGTCGGGTGTAGAGTTACGCCCTTCTGCCAATGCAAGTTCGGTTGCGTCATATAACAGCAACAATAACAACAACTTCGCCAGAGAGCTTGAGGCTAATATGTTAAAAAGACAAGAGTTTCCAAATCGCCTTGAAAAAAACATGATGAGTAATGCTAATTATAATGAATTTTCCGACGCAGTTGATTCAAACTGGAATAGCAACGCAAACTATAACAAACTTCCAAATGAAAACAAAAAAATGATTAACAATGTACTCAGAGAGTTTGAACCACCCATTCCAGCCCCCTCCACTAACATTGCAGGAAGATTTCCAGTTACTCAACCCTTACAACTCGCTTTCAGTAAGTTAAATCCAGGTATGTTCAACGCTACAGTAAATAAGGAGTTCCCCCAACAGGGTGATCTCATTGATCTTAAAAAAATACTTATGAAGGTTCCTCAAGCAAGAACCTCTATCGGTGAAGGTCTTTATCTGGATACCACACAAATTATAGGTAGGTTTGGTGCGATGAGGGAGGGTTTCTCCCATACACGTGAGTATGGAAAGCAAGGTGATATTAAAAAGAACTTCTTCACAGTTCAGATAAAGGTTACCGTTTCTAATGGCACCGAAGCGAAGGGTGGTACCGTAAACATTTACAAGAATGGTAAGATTCGCTTCTCCGGTGGCTTTATCGGTACTAATATCGCAAATCAACCCGAACTCATAAGGCGTTACATCGTTAACACATACACCGATAAGGAAGCTTATTTGTACAACCCCTTCGAGTACAATAATCTCAGTGGTCAATTTAGATTTAATGGTAATTTTAAAGCTTTATCTTCTATTGCCGGCAAATCCAGAATGTATGCTTCATCCGGTGTAACTAAATTAAGCTACGAGCCCGAGCTTTCCCCCTTTATGTACGTAAATTACAAGGGACATAAATATAACTTTTCTGAATCTGGAAATGTCCAGATTTCTGGTTCTCCAAGCCCAGCTGATATGCTCGTTGCTTACAATGATGCCATAGCTCTCATTAAGCTTATGAATACCAACGGTGATGTTGAAATTACCGGACAGGTTCCTAAGGAACTCACTAAGGGTGGTAAGAAGGCTACACCTAAAAAGAGGGGTCCTAAGAAGAAAATTGGACCCCGTACCCCAGTTAAAAAGACTAAGACTGAACCAAAGAAAAAGCGCAATTCGGTTTTCAATATTCAGATTAACGGTATTCAATGTATGCGTTTCTCTAAAGAACAACTCACTGATCTTGCTAAGAAATTAGGTGTTGTGGGTATCACTAAGAGTACTAAAAAGGAAGATCTTTGTAAGAAGATTAATGCTGTCGTCAACAAAAATAGCGCTACCATTAAAAACAAGGGTAAAAACGTTAAGCTTTCCGGTGCTAACAAAGACTTCAAGCTTGGTAAAACTAAATGTAAGACTTATGGTACTAAGGAGGATCTAATTAGGGTTGCTAAGATTATGAAAATTGATATCACTCCCAAAGAAACCAAGGATACTCTCTGTAAGAAAATCGAGAAAGCTCGTAACATGATGATTGCCCCAAAGCCAAAGCCCCCTACTCCTCCACCAAAGAAGGTTGTAAGGCAACAAAAGGCACAAGAAAAGAAGAATGTTAAGGCTACAAAAGTTATGACAAAGAGGGGTATGAATAATGCTTCTATCCGTAAGGATCTTATTAAACTTTACGGTAAGAGGTGGATGGATAGATACAATAAGGTTATGCCTTCTCTCAACAATGATATTCGTGAAGTGCGTAGTCGCATAGCTAAGATGTCTGGTGGTAACAAAACAGGTATTCCTTTCAAGAAGAATGTGGATGATGTTAAGAAGAGTTTGGTAAGTAAGTGGAAGAGGGAACGTGTGCGCAATCTTGAGAAGAAGTATGTCATGAACTCACTCAATACAGGTGGTATACCACGCCCATTTGTCAATGCATACAAGGCTGCAGCGACTAAATATGTCTTAATACATAGCCCAACTAAGACTCAATTAGCTAAATACAAAAAGTCATGGTTAAGTAACGCCATGAACACTAAGAATGCCTCACCAAAACCCGTGTACCAGGTTAAGGCTAAGAGAGAGACTTTGTAAACTTAAAGGTTTAGATGCGAATAATATATAATGAACGAATACCAAAAGTTCTGTGTAGACGAGGCGGAATATCATCTACAGAGAGCCCGAGAGTTACTAACAGACGGTCTACGCAATGCTAAAAAGTATCACGACGAGACCAAAGACTTTTATAAAATATTAGCGAAGGTTCTACCCTTCATGGTGTGGATACAACACAACGAATCTCTACATCACGACCCGGAAACGGGGGAAAATTTATCAGATACGCCTTCTTCAAGCCAGTCAGATTCAAGTAGTTACGAGCCTGAATCTCATTCTGATCACTGAGAGTTCTAATAGTTTTAAACTCTAATATGATTTCGTTATTAAGTATCATATCAATTCTTAAATTTCCAATTACATGATCCTTGAAAGGAATTGTAACTATACGTTCAGTTTCATAAGGAATACCCGCTTTACGTAGTAAAACTTCCATACCATTATGGTATACACGCTCGGAATACCCGGGTCCGAGTGTGTATACTTCTTCAGCTAGAGCAAAAACTTCGTGTCCCTCTAACATTACTTTACTTTTTCACTTTGGCTTTAACAATCTTATTTCTCAAATTGTTTGTGAGATTGTAACCAGTCATATTTTTGAATGCATTCTTGTTACCAGCAGCGGCTGCAGCCCTTGCCATGGTGGCTGAAGGTGCAGTGTTAGAACGAGGCACAGCAACCTTCTTGAATGGAAGAAATTTGAAACTATTTTGACGATTAGCACCTACAACCATAATTGAGTTTTGGTTGAAGTTTTCAGTGATCTTGGCTATACTGCGATTCTTTGCAGAACTCACGATAGTAACATTTGGAAACCACCTCTTGAGAATTCTCATTTTGTTCTCTACGGGAAGGGGATTCTTAGAGTTACCTGTAGAGTGTGACACCACAACAACTGGGGTCTTATTTGACTTACGAGCAGTCTCTATGACCTGTTCAATCATGAGTCGGTGACCCTTATGGGGTGGATTGAAACGACCATATGTGAATACCACAGACTTCATATAAGTTATACGAGAAAAAAGTTAAAGATATGTTTTGATTAACAATTATGGGTATATTCTTTTTTCCGTGTAATTTTGTATATTGGCGAAAACTTGAAAAACATAAAATATATAAAAATATAATTACTAATTTCGTTGATAAAAATATACAAAGATTTACTGATCATAAAGTATTATCTAATGGTCTAACAACTATACTTTCAAGAGAATTAAATGATCAGTTTAGACTTGATAATAAAGAATTATTTAATGATGTTGCGTGGAATACATTAGATGATGTATTAACTATTCTAAACACCCAAGAAAATACTCTTAAATTACCTATAACTGAATCAATTATTCAAAGTTTGTGGATATCAGTTTATGATACAAATGCAACTGTATCATTGCATGAGCATATATCTAACGATGTACTTATTCAAGATGACGTAAAATATAAAACATCATTTACATTGGTATATGTGGTAAAAGATCAAAATGAAAAAAATACAACTGTATTTACTGAACCATATATGCTCGCTAAAAGTATGTATGGAATGCGTGAAACTGATTGGGACACGTCACTTGTAGATGATATTGGTGAAGGAACTGTAATGATATTTCCTTCATCTTTACATCATCGTGTTGATTTGATGAAAAAACCTGGTAGAATAATTATGTCTGTTTCTATAGGATCAAATAATCTGATTTAACGATTATATCAGGGATGCCTCATTATCAGTTTCCATCAAACTTAAAACTTAGAAGACTTTTTAAGTAAATGGGAATACATTACTTTCCATGCCATTTCGTTTACTGGCGTGAAATAAAAAATCACACAGAGTTTAGAAAGAGGCTATTAAATGAAATAGAAAATAATAAATCTGCATTTACAAAGCATGAACTTATAGGAAATGGTTATAGCAGTTTTACTGATAGGAGTGGTGACATACCTGACATTTTTAATAAATCCCTAATTAAAAACAATTTAGATATTATAAAAGAAGTTGTATGGGATAGTTTAGATACACTCATAAAAGAATTAAATGGCAGAAATAATTACCAGAAGATTAATATTGTAGATTCTATCATAGATTATTCATGGATGTCTATATACGGTAAAGGTGGAAGTATCGGGTGCCATATGCATCAAGCTTCGCGTCGCCCCCGACCACATACAAAAGTACCAAGTTTTGTAGTAGTTTACATTATAAATGACCCAAATGAAAATAATTCAACTGAGTTTAAACAACCATTTGGTCAGATACCAAGTCTTTCATATTCAACGGAATATAATTTTAATACCAGAAATGAAAATGAAATACGTGAAGGTGTTGTCATGATATTTCCATCAAACTTATATCATGAGGTTCATGCAATTGAAAAAGAAAATAGAATAATTTATACATTTAATATTTATTCAGAGTTCGCGAAACCTCGAGATATGTGTGAAGTTGCTTAAAAATTATTTTAGAGTATTTAGTAATGGGTGTATTCTATTTTCCGTGCAATTTTGTATATTGGCGGCAAATTGCAAATCACCAAATATATAAAAAAAGAGTGATAGATTTTATTGAAAGGTATAAACATAAATTACGGGAGAACTTCCGTCATGATTTTATTTCCGGTGGATTATCATCTTATAGTTTAAATGAAGTTAACAATCAGTTAGAATATGAAAATCCAGATCTAATCAAAGAAGTTGTTTGGGATACGATAAATGAAACACTCAAAATTTTAAATGCAAGAGAAAATACTACTAAAATAGAAATAACTAAATCTATTCTTCATGAACTATGGTTAACAGAGTATAGTGAAAATTCAACTGTAGCGATGCATGAACATATAGTCAATGATGTAGTTATTAAAAATAATATTAAATATAGACCATCATTTGTATTAGTTTATATAGTAAAAGATCCAAATGTGAGAAACACAACTATTTTTGTTGAACCATATATGCTAGCCAAAAGTGTATATGGAATGAAAGAAACTCTATTTGAAACTGAAAAGGAAGAAGATATTGGAGAAGGGACTGTTTTGATATTTCCCTCTTCTTTACATCACAGAGTTGATATGATGAGAAAACCTGGTAGAATTATGATCTCTTTTACAATCGGATCAAATAATCTTACTATGTAATTTAAAGATTATTATTTATAATACGGTAAGAATGCCTCATCATCAATTTCCAACTACTTATGTATATTGGGAAACTTTAAAGGACCATGATATTTTAAAATCAAAGTACATGCCAATAATAGACCAAATAGAACGGCGTAAAGATACACCTCTAAAAAACCCCTTTAATTTTTGTGATATTAATGTTACATCTTTCAGTGATAAAAATACATTTTTAAGTTCAGATGATATAGATGAAATTATATGGAAACCCATTGACAATTTCATAAGAGAAATCAACTCCACATATAACCATAAAATTAATATAAAAACCTCATTTATCCATAATTACTGGTTTAATACTTACAAAATGGGTGATTTTCAAGAGTTTCATAATCACCACGGTGGTCGGGAGGTACATCATGATGGTAAATACGTATACCCAACGTTCTCCGGTATATATATACTACACGACGACACCGAAACAAGTTCTATAGTTTTTAAGACTCCGAATGCAACACCACAACCCTTCACTGACCTGACTGATCATCACGTTTTTTATACTATGAAAGAGAATAGTATAAAAGAAGGAAGTGTTGTTATTTTTCCAAGTCAACTTGAACATATGGTTAAGAAATGTATAAAACCAGGTAGACGAACTATTGCTTTCAATGTTTATAGTCAATTATAAATCCAATTCACCTCTATAAGTTAATACAATCCACATAGTACCAACACCTAATGCACACATACCAGCTAAACCACTGAAAAGCATTATATTTTTTGTACCTTGTGGCATAAGACCTAATGTACCTCCCAAAGCTGACATACTTCCAATTGAGGCGATTGCAAATCCAAGTAGATATAGAATTAGACGCACTGTATCATCAAGAAACAATGCGGGTAAGACGTATACAACACCTGATAGTCCAGAAATACCGTGAACACCACCAATTACATATGCACTTGTGGGGCTATCGGTAAATGTATCACCCATTCTCCAACGTCTAAACTTAGACCATAACGTGTTAGATGTTGTAACTGGATTTTCGGTATCAGTTTCAGTGATGTGGCGATGTGTGAAATTGTATTCATGAGCTTCTACATGTGCCTCTGAATTACCCAATATAGGTAAAGGACAACCATCAGTTCGGTGTAATCTTGTATGACTCATCTCTATATCACGTAGGTGTAAAAGTTGTCTTTGGCGACGCTTATGCCATTTGTATAGTGAAATGAGAGCAGCAGATCCGATTAGAATCATCATAGAACCAACGATGTAATCGCTGACTGTTCCAACGTCATCCATGGGAATCTCGTCCCTAAATGTCATGAAAATTGCAGTCATGAAAGTGAGACCTATTGTGTGTCCAAGCCCCCATCTAAAACCCTGCATAGCAGACTTCTTACAAAGCTGCCATTTATTAGTGGTATCACAAATTTGTTCGTGTCTCTTAACACCCGCGACAAGTAGTACGAGAGCACTCACATGATCGGGTCCCAATACCACATGAGTAACACCCATTAACATCGCGATACAAAATGAGTACCACATGGGATATGTATCGAGATCTGTTACATCAACCATTTCTTTTTATTCTATTATATTCTTTAATAGGGGTATTTATGAACCCATACGTTACATATCCACTTTTCTCCAGACTTTACTGGAAGCCCTCCGTGTAAAGCCTTGGAATTTATCATTCCGTAATTGTCCAATGTGTGAAAAAATAAAGCGTCACCCTTATTCAATTTATATTTCTTTTGAATATTTGGAAATTCAGTTTCACCTTCTTCATAGTCATCGTTAAGTGCGAGAATTACAGTATACATTCTTTTATTACCCATTGGAAAGGCGTCTTGGTGAGGACGATAAAATCCATCCGGTCTATAACGCAACACTTGTAACATTTCACAGTTAGAAATAGATCTATCTGTTAAAGATGCACATCTTTGAACAACTCCATTTACTACTGGATCTTCGAGTTTTAACCACGCAGTATCACTATCTCTGATTTTTTTATCAGTTGTTTCATTTTGGTCAATAGTAGATATTTTAAACTTACCACTGGCTTCTTTCTTAATGTGTTCAATTTCCTTGTCCGAAATAAAATTAGGTATTATTTGCGGTTTTTTATATTTTGGAATGAGGAACCAAACCAAAATTATAATGACCAGCAACAAAATCATCTTATAATTAATGAAGATAAATATTTTGGGGATGAATACAAGTATATCGCTTACGTATAGTTTCAAGAACCCCATTGGCGTATTCTATCAATTTTTTACAGATGTCTATAATTTCAGTGTATCTTTCTGGTTCAAGTGCATACTGTCGTAATAGATCTCCACCTGTATCTATAACCATTCTAAAAATATTATTTACATCCCTGAATCTCTCCCTCTGTTTGTCACGCCTCTGTATTTCCTTTTTGAAAAAATGTTCATTGATTTCATTAAGCATGTAACCTACTCTAAGATACCTGTTACCATGATCATATAGGTCACCATAACGATAAGCTATCTCTCTATCAAGGAAGTTCAATGTATTAGCAAATCGTGTGATATTATTAGGTGCATTCATCTCACGAAGTTCCCTAAATGTTGGTATTCCACCACACGGAATATCTCCATGTTCTCTTGAAGAAATACGTTCCCTCCTAAACTCTACATAGTGAGGATTGTGGATTCTACCCATTTCTATTTTTCCAGATACCCAATCAAAAGCTGTGTGACAATCCGGACACCACATTTGCCTACACCCAGATAGTTTCTGAATCATAGTTCCACATTTTGGACATGGTTTAGTATCCTTCTTCAGAAGTTCCATAGTTTTAACTGCATCTGGATCGCATTTATGATCAGTAGTAATCTTTTCATTACAATGTTCACAAAAATGATTATCACATAGACCACAGAACCACTCTTCATTCATAAAACCTTTACATTCTTCAGTTGGACATTTACGAATAAATTTTTTGGGTTCATCACCATCTACAATATCACCACCATTACGAAGTCTCGAGAGTTCTCTGTATGTTTCTTCCATCTCTGCCCTTAATTCCTGTACAGGTTCAGGTATTTCATTCATGACAGTGAGGTGTCCCGTACCAAATATTTTATAAATTCTATACAATTCTATTAGTCTTCCTCTCTGTACGTTTATAACTTTGTGTAATTTTCTCACAGCCTTGATCCTCTCAACTTCTGGTTGCGTTGAAGGCATTTGTACCTTTTCCCTTTCAAATAGGACATTTTCTCTATGACGACGAAGTTCTGTGTTGCGGAAATACTTTGTGCAAAATGAATCAACAAACTCTCTATTCCACATGTTCTTACATCCCATACAATGTGGGTCATCTGTTATAGAAAGAAGGTATTTCTGTGAACAAGACCTACAACAGTCTAAATCACAGAAGGGACAATCAACCTTTTTGTGATTTATTTTGTTGAACTTTTCGCAACACACATCACAATTTCCCATTAATAAGAAATTGCTTTAAGTCTTTAACTATTTACGACGACGGGTAGCTTGTTGCTTTTTCTGAGTCGCCTTTACACCTTGACCAGTAGCCTTGGCGAGTTTCTTATTCTGTTTTCGTAATACAGCCTTGGCGTTCTTTTTCTTTTGTCTTTCAAGCATTGCTAAACGACGCCTCTCCGTCTCACTGCGGACAGACTGAGCTTCGGATCTCTTTCGGGCTTCCATATTAGATTTAGACTTGGCTAAAGCCCTTTCAGATTCAACCTTCTTCCTGGCTACCTCCTCCCTCTTCTTGGCTTCCACATAGGCATTACTCTTTTTCATAACATTATTGAATGCAGCCTTTTTCTTTTCCTCTACCCCCCTAATCTTGGCTCTCTCACCCTTTTCCTTCATCTGTCTATTCTTCTTAGCCTTCTTGACAGATACACCGCGGCGTGCTGCCTCTTCTTGATTACGTTTTCTCTCACTCAATGTAAACAATGGATTATTAGTGGCTGGAACCTTGTTGTTCTTTGGTGCAAAGACAGGATTACTAATTGGTTTGGATGCGGCTAAACCCTTTTCAGAGTTTCTCTTACGAGCATTTCGTAAAATGGCACTCGCGGTGTTACCCTTATTAAGCCTCTTGATGAACTCTGTTCTATTAGCCCTGTTAAGAGCCTTGAGAGTAGAGAGAGACTTGGACAAATCACCCTTGGCTTTTCCTTCCTTCATCTTCTTAGCCCTCTCCTCTCCGAGCTTCTTTTGTTCCTCAACCTTCCTTTGTTGAGCTTCCTTTTGTTCCATCTCCTGTGCACGGCGCTTAAACCCTCTATCAATAGTTTGTTTAACATTAGTCCATACCTTGTCACCATCTTCAAGTAGATCTATGTATTGCGCTCTCATTTTACCGTCATTGCGACGCTGTAAATCAGCTATAACCTTATTTCTCAATAGCTTACGTTCCTGAATTTCCTTAATTAAGGGTTTTATATTGGACATACCACGACCACGGGCTAAGAATGCCTCACGTCTCTTACCACCTATACCAAATCCAACAAACTTTCTCACAGTTTCAAGGAGTTCCTTAGGAACACCCTTGTCATTCTTACCACGAGAGAGGTTCTTGACATTACCTCCAGCATTAAAGAGTCTGGAAGCTTCTGCAGCTGCATCGTTATTTTCTTCAGCCTTCTTTGCACCCATTTTACGAGCTTCGTCAAATAACCTCTTATTCTTAGTCTTATTCCATTTCTCCATGAAATCCTTTACATCCTGCTTAGTTAAACCGTTAATCCTACGGAACTTATCTTCAACACCCTTTCTTATGAGGTCAGCTTTTCCTACACTCTCCGTATTTCTCTTATTCTTCTCCTCCTTCTGCTTAGCTGCAGTCTTCCTTTCCTGATTGAGCTTCTTAGCATTGGCTAAGACCTTCTCAGGACCATTGGTTGGAAGACGCTTCATTAACGCAACACGGTTGTTTCTTGTGATATCAGTGAGTTTACGAAGTTGGTTTGCAACATTCTTAGTAGACTTGTTACGAACACCCTTCTCCTCCTTCTGCTTAGCCGCAGTCTTCCTTTCCTGATTGAGCTTCTTAGCATTGGCTAAGACCTTCTCAGGACCATTGGTTGGAAGACGCTTCATTAACGCAACACGGTTGTTTCTCGTGATATCGGTGAGTTTACCAAGTTGGTTTGCAACATTCTTAGTAGACTTGTTACGAACACCCTTCTTCTCAGCATCGAGCTTCTGAGCCTCCTTCAGAACCTCATCAGGAAGCTTATTTTTTAGACTGTTCACAAGCTTAGCCCTATTATTGGGAGTAAGCATCTTTAAAGCCTGAATCTTCTTTGCAACTTGAGCTCTCACCTGCTCACCCACCAATCTCTCACGTTCTTTATCTATATTCACACCCGACTTAACTTCAGACATGTTCACATGGGGTTGAAGAAGTGCTCTAAGATAGGTATTCTTCTTGAGTTGTGGAATCTTAGCATTTCTGATGTAGAACCTAAGAGTCTCCTTATCCTTCTCATTATCCTTATCCTTTGCTGTTGAAGTTGCAATTACATTTTCAATCTTGGCACCATTCTCTTTGAAACTCTTCATGTAATCTCCCATTTCCGGGTTTGTGAGATGCTTAAGCCTCATTAAGTGATTACCAAGGCGTGCCTTGTCAACTTCAAACTTCTTCTTCTCCTCCTTCTCTTTTTCTTTCTCTCCCTGACGCTCCTTTTCAACCTTTCTAGCCTTAATAGCCCCATTCATGGTAGCAGCCTCACGTTTGAGAACCTCAACATTTGTGTTGGCATTCACAACCTTTGCTATGAATGTCTTACGGTTCTCAGGTCTAAGATCGTTAAGTGTATTTACATACACACTGATTTCAGACTTCTTAGCCGCTACTGTTTCATCACGAGTCTTCAATTGAGTATTAAGATTGTTAACCTCACCCTTTAGAGAGTTCATATTCGTGTCCACAGCTACACGATTAATGAAAGACTTCTTATTCTTATCATCCAAACGAGTGTTCTTCATGTGGGTACGTAACTGATTCCTCTTAGAGTTCACGAGACTTGCGTTAGCCACTTTTCTCATTTTATTGGCTTCAACCTTGAGTTTATTGAGGGTTGATCTACCATCGTTAAACTTCTTGAGAAGTTGAGCACCATTGATTCCTAAACCATCAATATAGTTGGAAAGTTCCTCACGCTGCCTCTCCTTATTTTTTGTTACCGCATTAAGCTGTGTAGCTCGGTTTTTCAATGTTGTTATGTTAGCCTTACGACTGTTATATATTTTGAGAATCTTCTGTTTATCGGTGTTACTTATATTTAGACCATTCATATGATCCTGAAGATCCTGACGATTTATAGACCACTTTTCAGTAGCTCTCCGTTCCTTTAAAGCCTGAACATTCTTTATAATGTCACCCAAAGACACATTTTGAGTCTCCCACTTGTTCAATATGAGAAGTTGATCCTCTTCACCCAGACCATTCATAGCTCTTTTAATACCATTGGTGTTAGCAGCACGCTTTGCACCTTTTTTAGATTCTTGAAGTTGATTAGCCTCAGCCTTAATATTACTGGTATTCCTTGTATTGTTAGCCATCAATCTCTTCTTATTGGTTTTATTAAGCATAGAGAGCTGATTGATATACCTACCCAACTCCTCACGTTCCTTTTTACGTTCAGATATAACCTTCTTTTGAGCCTGAAGTTGATTAGCTGCGTTCTTGACATTGTTGTAAGACATAGTGTTGTTTGCCAATAACCTCTTTTTATTAGACTTATTCAATTGGTTTAGTGTATTGAGATATTCCTTGAGTTCGCTTCGAATCTTAGCACGATCTTCCGTGTTTCTGCTTTTCTTAAGCTTTGTAGCCTTGTTCCTAAGAGTTGTATTCTTGGGATTGGCATCAAAGTTCTTTAAAATGAGATTTCTATCGTTTTGCTCAAGACCTAACTCACTCATGAATAAAGAAAGCTCATCACGTTTAGTGCTCCTCCTATTAGCTTCAACCCTCTTTGCTTGGTTTATTATAGCGGAATTGTTGGTATTACCAAATTGTTTCATGAGTTCTGATCTGTTTTCGTTGGTAATGTTGAATTGTGTTAATTGTCTGAGAAGATTCTTACGCTTTCCGCTTCTTGATTCTTCATCCATCTCATCTTTCATGCGATTAGCTTCAGTCTTTAGAGTATTGAGGTTTGCTACTTTATTATCGAGAGCCTTCATAATACGAGCCTTGTACTTATTGGTAAGACCTATCTCGTTCACATATGCCTCGAGTTCTTCCCTTATCTTAGTGCGCTTTTCTTTGGCTCTTTGTATAGATAAATCCACAGCAGCCTTTTTAAGAGATTCAAAATCTGTGTAGTACCCGTTTAATTTTGAACTAATTTGAGTTTTGTTGTTAGCGGTTAGGTTTGTTAAAGTGTCGAGGAAGTTCAGGAAGGCGCCTTCGTCCTCGGTATTCTTTTGATTCTTTCGCTGCTTAGCTATAGAATTTGCACGAGTCCTGAGAATACCCGCATTTGTTTTAGTACTATTAAACTCCCTCATAATGTCATTCTTGTTTTTGTTAGTCAAGTTTGTAAGACCTTGTATATAGGCAGCAAGTTCTTGACGCATCATATCTCTTCTAATCTTAATTCTTTCAGATAGGTATGTATTAGCTTTTCTCTTAAGAGAATTTATATTAGTATTGTTAGTCTGTGTGATTATATTTATGAATTGAAATCTCTCTTCGTTAGTGAGATTAATCTTCATAAGATATTCTTCAAATTCTTCCCGATTTGATCGTTGTTTTTGCGTCTTTTTATTTTGAACAAATGCATTAGCCCTCCGCCTAATATTATTCACATTTGCATTTGGACTATTCATAATTGTAAGAAATTGGTTCTTCTCGGCATTCTTGAGACCCAACTTATTGAGATAGATGGACAAAGCTGTTTTATTCTTATTCCTCTTCTCTTTAATTTTCATCTGAAGTCTATTGTTAGCCAATCTCTTACCTTCGGGTAGATTAGGATCTTTATTAAGAATGTTTACCTTATCATTCGTATTCAGACCCAAACTGTTGATATAGTTCTCCAAGTTTTTCCTGTTTTTTATGTTTTGTTTTTGACCCATCCGCTCTTTTACTTTGGTGTTGGCTAAACGCTTACCATTATTAAGTGTAGGATTTTGATTCAGAATGCTTCGTTTATTGTTCACTCCGAGACCTAAACTATTGATATAGGCTTCTAACTCTTTTCTTTCCTTATTTTGTTTCTCACCTATACGTTTCTTAGCAATTCCATTGGCATTAGCCTTTAGAGTGTTGAGATTTGTATTTTCAACGCGATTTAATAACCTTCCGCGATTTTCTGATGTAAGAACTTCACCAAGAGTGTTCATGTGAGCCAGAAGTTTCGCCTTCTTTTCAGAAATCTTACCGCTTCTAAGCCCAATAGCTTCTTTCTTGAGAACCTCGACATTTAATTTATTAGCATTGTACTTGTTAATCATAGTAGTTCTATTTTCATTGGTAAGACCTAACTCGGCAAGGAACCCGATGAAGTCTTTCTTGTTCTTTTCCTTCTTTTCAGTGGCTCGCTTCTTAGAGAGATTAAGAGCCTTGTTTCGGTTTAAGTTACCATTTCTTATTAATTCTTTCCTATCCTCATTGGTTAGATTGGCGAGAGTTCCCAAATAAGAAATGTATTCTTGTGTAGCTCTGTTACCGGTTTGTGCGTTTCTCATAGCCTTCAACTGCTTAGCCTCTTGTAATAACTTTTCAACATTCCTATTACCATTACGAAACTTCTTCGTAATTACATTTTGGTTTACCTGATTGAGACCTATCTCACTCAGGCGTGTATTAAGCTTCACACGAAGATTCTCAACATTTCCAGAGATTCGAGATTTCTCCATATTTAGGGCTTCCTTCTTTAGAGTATTCACGTTAACATCATCATTCTTGAAACGCTTCACAAACGTGTTTTTGTTAGCTTGGTTGATTTTGAGGGGTGTGAGGAATGAAAGAAGGTTTTGAGCCATGGCGGTCTTCTTCTCCTCGATCCTCTTCTTAATTAGTTTTTCAGCCATATTTTTCATAGAGTTTGTGGTTGTATTTTGACTCACTGATTTAACAAGATCCTCCTTGTCCTTATCACTCAGTTTATTGTAGTCCTTAAGGAGATTCTTAAACTCCTGTCTCTTCTTATTGAGAACACGATTCATCTCATTGGATATTAATTTCTTAATTTCCAAAATCAAATTATCAACATTAGAGTTACCTCTTCTCGCTCTCGCTAAGAAAGCATTTTTGTCTTCCTGGCTAAGTTTGGTAGATGCTAAAAACATAGCCATCTTCTCCTCATTACTCCTTTCTATGTTAGCTCCTTCATCAGCCTTCATCTGAGCTTCAACCCTCAGTTGTTGGAGTTCATCTACAGCCATACGCTGTTTGATGTATTCACTCTCTATTGGGAGTAGTTTAAGACCATCTATGAAAGCGAGGAATCTTTTTTCCTCTTCTAAATACTGTCCAGCTTCAGCAACTACCATCTTTTTCGAGACCCCTCCAAGTTCTAACTTTTCTAAAAACTTCTTCTCACGTCTGAGACCCATCTGTTTAATTTTGGCAACTGCGTTTTGTATGGTTAAATCTCCGTTTGGAAGTGTAGTTGGGACTGGTTTAAGATTGTTCTTGGTAGGTAAAGCTGGACCTTGGGGTGGACCCACAGTGGGTTCCGGTCCGCCGTTATTTTTATAGTAGCCTAATCCCTTGTTGCCGGTTTTAAAAGCATAACCTTTCTTCTCACCACTAAACTTTTTGGCGGGAATATAGTTCTTTTTGCCAAAAAGACCTCCAAGAAAACCGGGCTTCTTGTTCTTGGAGGTGTTATTCACTCGAACGTTTACTGGAGCGTTATTTCTCCTCACCTGTGCAACAATAGGTTCGCGGACAGCGCGTTGATTACCACCTAAAAAAGCGGGTTTTCTCCCCTGTTTAAACACATTCTTGTTGTTCAGTGTTTTATTCCTCATAAATATATTAGGTCGGGCACCGTTGGAAGCACGAGGGCTGTTGTTGAAACCGTTGTTCCTAGTGGTGTTCAATCCATTGTTCGTACGATTGGTGTTCAAACCGTTGTTCCTAGTGGTGTTCAATCCATTGTTCGTACGATTGGTGTTCAAACCGTTGTTCCTATTGGTGTTCAAACCGTTGTTCGTTCGGTTAGTATTCAAACCATTGTTCACTAAGTTGGTATTATTAACATTGTTCACTGCTGTGTTAGTGCTGGCATTCACTGCTGTGTATTTGTTAACAGTTACACGAGACTTCCTGGCAAATTTGACAGGTTCATGTACTTTCATGTAACGCAAGCGCTTACCGATTGCGTCAACAATTTGTCTTTTAGTCATTTGATCAACATTCTTAAGATTAACCTTACGCGCAATCCTTTTGAGGTCTGCGCGCTTTGTGGTAGAATCAAAGAGTAATTCATAATCATTTGGCTTTAAAGGTGACTTCTTGTCCACCAGATAAGTACGACTGGAGTTCATGACTAAAGGGGGTAAGGGTAACTTACCTCCCTGGATATCCTCGTACGCCTGACATATTTCATCTTTTGTTAACTTAACATCTACTCCGATGTTCGTTTTGATCAGCTGGCGGAGATTTGCTATATCCGCGTTTGGATCACACGCATCCATTATATATATATTAAGTTAACAAAAAAGTGTAACGAATTATTTTAAAGTTTTATATCCTAAATTGTATAATCTAATTTTATCTTCATACGACATATTGAAATCAAATACGTTTGTTTCACCAATATCGATTTCAACCAAGTTTACATCCTTATTATGCTCACTTCTATTTACAATAGTTGCACGAACGAGGGACTCTACAAACTGTCTTGGTGTGTTTATTTCTTCTTGGTAAATCTTATCCATTTTTAATTTAATACATGTAATTTCATATGGCTTTTTATCTAAAAATGGTGAGAGGGGATATATTTCCTGTGTACCACCGTCAATGTATGTTTTACCTTCATATTTACCACACGCAAATATGAGAGGTATAGCCATACTCATACATACAGCGTCAATTACTTTCATTTTAGGGTGAGTATCACGTGAAAAATACTCCGTAGTTGAAGTATTTAAACAGTATGCTGAAATGTATATTTTCATATCTAATTCTTCAAATGTAGGGTCACACCCACACAATTCGACAATTTTGTCACGTATAGGATCTAAATCAACAAATCCAAATTTGGTAAAGAAGGAGCCTATACGTATTTTAACAAATTCGGGGATATTGAATGTTAGTGCGATATTTAGTATTTCATCAATAGATACCCCCAATGCTAAAAATAAAGCTATAATTGAACCAGCTGATGATCCGGAAATCTCCTTCACATCTACTAATTTAGATTCAAGTCCTTTTAAGACTCCAATCATTGAGAATATTCCCATTGAAGCGGGACCTAAAACAAGGTACTTCATTCTCCTACTTAGTAGAACTGAGGAAATTGCTTGCGAAGTAACGCGAACACCACAGCGAACACAACCGCGTGAGTCACAGCGGCAGGGATGCTGGTCTGTCCCGACTGGAAGACACCGCCCGAGCCAGGAGGGAGGGTAAGAAGAAGACCTGGGGAGAGGGCGATGAAGAGAGCGGTGGTCACGAGAAGATCGGTCTTGGTGAGCACGAGACCCATGCACCGCGCGACGAGGCTGAACACAAGGAAGAACACGAGCGCGTGAAACATAACGGTCGTCTGATTGGTCTTGCCGTTCATAAACTTCACGTTTTTGCCCGCGGTAGTCACAAGAATACCGGGGCTTAGAGCCAAAAAAAGGGCTGCAGGGAGGGCAACTTTTTGCGAGGTGATATCGGGGACGGAGAACATTTAATATATATGCATATAATTTTTGACGAAATGAGTAAAGTTATTAAACGTAGCACCTCTCATCATTTCTTCATGAAGACCGTTTTCATTAATAGCACGCCTGATATTTTTCCAAATGTGGGAAAGTCTCTCTTCATACCACCCGGTCTGTTCTTCATATTCCCAAATAGTGCGTTCTGGATGAGGCATATGCTCCGTAGAACAAAACTCTACAAAATCACAAAACTCCCCTGAGTGATTCATATGAGCATCATATGCCAATGTGTTAATCATATTCCACATATATCGTAGTTCATCTGAATATTGGACTTCCCAGTCTTCAATATTAAGAGGAGTGTCATCGTTGTATTCATCGTCATCACTACCACCAACAACATCGTTGTAAGCGGTAGCTTCGTATACGTATTGGCTCCAAACCATGGTTATTACTTATCTTCTTTAGTGGGTTTATCTTTTATACCGGTTAACGAAATAGAAGTGGATTCTTTGGTCTTTAGACCATCCTGGATGGCGTTTAAAGCACCCTCCACTTTAGCTTCATCTCCACCGAAAAACTTAAGAAGTCCATCCTTAATAGCATCCTTATTGATTCCAGACTTTCGGACACTCTTACGAATGCTAATCTTTCCCTTCCTGAGGTTAATGGTATCGATACCCTGAGAAATCATATGCTTCTTCACAGACTCCTTCAGTCTCTTTTCTTCCTGATTTAGGATTTTGATATCAGATTTTGCGTCAGAAAGTTGCTTTGTGAGATCTACAAGCTTAGATACGCTCTCAGAAAGTTCACTTGGTACTGACATATTTATTATATAAAAGTAAGATCTAATCTTTAAGTATTTAGTTAAGGGGGCGCATCATGGTATCGGGAACAATGGTGGAGTTGTTCCAAACGAAAGGATCCTTGCTGTTAGGAGGCTCGGCGCGGATCTGTTGGTTAGCGTTACGGAGGGCACCACCGACGGTCTCGGGGAAACCAACCTGAGCACGGGGCTCAAGGAAGTTCTGTCCAGCGAGGATATCTTCGGGAGCGAACTCACCAAAGTCCTCCTGGGAAGCTACCTCGCGGGGGAGGAGAGAAGAGGCAAGACCAACACCATTCTCCATACCACAGCCAGAGCCGTTGGCAACAGGGGCGGCAGTGGGACCAGCAGAGGGACCGGCACCGACAGCAGCGAACTCACGCTCCTTAATAGAATACTCAGACTTGTTGTTAAGAGTAAAGAGAACATAGACCAGTGCGACAACGGCGAGGACCATAAGTAAGTTTTGGGTACGACCCTTCTTCATCATGTTTTATATTAGGTTAACAATTTTTTTTACTGTTCATCATCCGAAAGACTGACAAAAGCATATCCGTCTGGGTAAGTGTCAAGAATTGGGTCTGGATGAACCCTGACCTGGACAACATTCCACGAAGATCCGAAAGATTTCTTAGCAAACCAAAGACCCGCAAATTCGAGAATGACATCACAAGACTTCTCGGGATGAACATTCTCAAAATCCACCTCCTCCTGCTCAACATTGAAAACCTTCATAACCTCAATGCGCTCCCCTGTAAGTTGACCGTCTGCAATACTGGAAGTGTATGCACCCTCAACAACCTTTTCACTGAGCTTCTTACCAAACCAGGTCTCAGCATTCTCAACAGCGGCACCTAGATTCTCGGTATCAATCGCTTGAATCTTGGCAATGTTAACATCAGACTCAAGATTTATAGCAATATCACCTGAAGAGTCCAAAATCTTAACACCGTTCAATTGAACGAGGCATTTACGCTTGGAATCATTGAGAGCCTTCACAAAATAGAGACCATCTTCACCTTTAGCTGGGGCGTTGTAAAGCATTTTATATATGGTTTGTGTCTCATTTCTTTAAACCAACAAATGGTATAGCAGCTGACTTATTTAACATATTTTTAGGGACCCACGCGTTTCTCCTGGGATTATAACCATAGAGAGTGTTTAAAGGGTTTATGTTCTTTGGTAATTTCTTTGCATTCACAGGTCTCAAATTAACTTCATTCTTCACATACGAATTATTGTTTACATTTTTCCATGTTAAGGATTTGAGATTCAGTTTCTGATTACCGGATGACTTTTTGTACCCATTTATGTTAGTATTCTTTGTAACAGGTTTCAAACCATGAACAATCTGTTTGGACAACTTATCTTCTGATGGTTTAGTTGTAAAGTTTTTATACTTGTAAGGATCTATACGTTTAGCCTGAGATACAGAGACCTGTGCATTCTTCTTTGTCGCTGGAGAACCCTTTCTGGTAATTAATCGCTTTACTCTCTTGAAAATATCTTCAATCGAATTAGAAGCAGTAACCTTCTTATCAAGGAGTTGTGCAAGCTTAACAAGACGTTGACGATCCTTTTCTTTCTTTTCTGGACGAAGATTGAGTTTACTCATCAGATAGATGTCTTCAATCAGAAACTCTTTACTCGCTACAAAAACCTTGTTATTGGTAACTAATTTACCAGTGTTTTGATTCCTATAAGTTACACCCTTACGCCTTGTTAGAACAACCTCATATCCAAACTCCTTTGGTCTCATGAATGGAATATCAAGAATACCACCGAGGGTCACACCTTCAATTTTACCGCTATTGGGTGAAAAGAAACGAACATTTAAATCAAGTGCAAATAATTCAACATCAATGAACACATCCCCCTTCTTGGGAGCGTTGGTAGTACCGGACTTCTTCTTTTTGATTAAGGTGTATCTACGTGTTACACTTGGACCAGAAGGTGGGATACTGAGACCTAAAAACTTGAAAAGTTTTGGATTCTTAGACTTTATGAGTAACATCCGCTTTCTAACGCGTGCATTTAAACGCTTAGATATCTCACCCAATTTATCCCAGAGAATGAGTTTAGTTGCTTGAAGTTTACCGAAAAACTTTGGGTTAACAGACATACGTGGAACAAACTTTGCATCTATATCAGTTGTGACAATCCTGTTTTTGTACTCTACGTATAAATTGAAAGCTTCACCACCACTTACAATTACATCACCCATAGTCTTCATATGTTCAGAAATATCACCAATAGTTTCCAATATGATATCTCTCAAAGCGTTAGTGACTGTTAAGTATACAATCTTCTCAAACTCTTTATTCTTATGAGTAGTAGTTACACGGTATCTGAATTTTCCAAGATCTCTCTGTTCATTCCTTTCGTAGTATTTTTTCAGTTTAGCATCCTTGAATAATAAATTTTCATCTAAATATTTTTGGATGGTGGCTTCTGGATAAATATCAGTGTCCATTATTATATTCTCACATAATAATATGGTCTGTAGTATAATTGACGAATGCAGATGCTACGCATACGACGACGTTTGGGATCCAAAAAAAAGACAATTTTGCGGTGTAAGGAGGGGACCCCATGTAGTACCCTGTCCAGAAAATGAATGTTGTGCTGGTGGGTGCCCCGGGGAGATAGATGGTTTAGATCCTAGAGAACCTTTCAGGATCATAAAACGCCCATTACCATTAGAAGGTAAACAGTTCAGTACAGAGGTTTATGTACTCATTTTACTGATCATGTTTTCTCTCGTATTTCTCTCGTATCTTACTTAAAGATTACCAGTCTAATATAGATATAATGTCTCTTGAAACTATTCAAACTGAACTTGCCGCTCTCCGTGCTGATGTCAAGGCTCTCACCAAGATTGTTCGCAAGGTGAAGACTCACCAAGAGGATCCCGACGGTGAGAAGGCTAAGGCTCGCTCCGCCAACAACGGCTTCAACAGGAAGCAGGAAATCACACCTAAGTTGCGCGATTTCCTCGGACTTCCCGAGGGTGAGCTAATCTCTCGCTCGGAGGTTACCAAGAAGGTCAACGCCTACATCACTGAGAAGGGTCTCAAGCATCCCGATAACGGTCGTCAGCTCATTCTTGACGACAAGCTTAAGGATCTTCTCCAGCCTCCCGCCGACGTTGTTGTTACCAACCTTAACCTCCAGA